CTTGCCCTATCCATCCAAAGATCAATCTCACACTCAGCCATATCCCAGTGACGGGCTTTTGATATTGCAATGTAGCAGTCTGCTTCAAGTGGATCATCGTGATAGTACCTTTGCAGGAGTATGACATTATCTACACGGTCTGTCAACTCCCCTGCACCCCTGATTGAGAAACGGTCAATTTTATCAGTCACGGAGAAGGACTTACGGGCATGGGCAACCAGAATAATATGTACTTCCAGATCACGGGCTAGGTCACACAAGCGACATACTACATCCTTCTGTGCGGTGTAGTCATCGTTCTTTATCCCTGAGATTGTCATTAGAGAATCCACAAGTATCATGTCAGTCTGATAGTTGTCTATGGAGTAACGTATACCAGCCTCAAGGGTAGGCATATTGATGGAGCCTTCCTTGTCAAAGAAGTACAGCTTATCCTTAGTCCACTGCTGTAGTTCAAGCCCATCGTTGATGTCCGGACGGGGTTTTAACGATGTTTGTCTCCAGAGCCTTATTAACTGAGAGCGTGGGGACATTTCCAACGACACAGAGAGGACTTTGGCCCCTTGAGCCATACAATTCAAGGCCACTTGACCCAAGGCCAAACTCTTGCCTGATGAGTTCACTCCTGCGAGGATACTGCACTCACCAGTCCGTAGTCTAAACTTCTCGTCCAGTATAGGCCATGGCATCTTGTAGCCTGTCTTGTCTTCTCCAAGCACATAGTAATCCATGACTTGCTTAGTGAAGTCTTCAGCAGGACGGATGGATTGCTCAGATTCAATCTGAAGGTAGGGTGCTAAAATTTCGGGGGTGAGGACAGCTTTAACCATCTGTTCTATCCCTCCCTTCCATTTCCCTACTGATGTGGTGCATATCAGATGCAATATCTGACAGGCTTTCTATTGTTGCTTCAATTAAGGAGGCTGCATCGTCTAGCTGCGTGTAAGTTTTAACACGCCAGTTGTCGTCTGCAATACCAAAAAAATGGTTTAAACTCCGAATCTCCCCCATTGCATCTAGCACAGAGGCGTCAAATAAAATACTAATCTCTCTATTTGACAGCCCTTTTAACCGCCCAATAGTCAGTATCGGCAAGTGATTTCTTTCCACTTCTCTTTGCTCTTTCTGGCTCATAATAACCCCTTAAACTTGTGTCTTTGAGTTTAGATATGTAGATACTTTTCCAATTAACGACTGCGTATCCACGACCATGTGCCCTAACTTCAGCAATAGGTGGTTCCACAGCATCAGAACCAAACCTGTTGATACTGTAATCCAGAACGTCATGGAATTCAACCCTTTTTTCATCACGGGTTTCATTCTTGTCATCCATACCCTGCACGTTGAGGTAGGTCTGCCAGCATTTAGCCAGTGCTGTTTTCCTTTCATATTCTGGCACTACCAGTTGACGTAGGCGACCAATATTGTTTACAATTCGATGCAGGTACATATCCTTGTCGAACCATCCAAGTTTCCGCCTCTTCACTATGCAGTCTCTCTCTACTCCCTGCACGTGCTTGATTATTAGCTTTAGCGTCTTTCGCGCTCTGTTCATTCATACCTCCTATTATACGATTATTATTATCATGGGTACATATCCCATAAGGGATATATTATATACCCACTAAGAGATATATACAACTACGGGAAGGTATGAAATAATGTCCTTTCTATGGACCTATATAAGCATTTACTTATGGACATTTACCTTTATAATCAAGGAGATAAGCGAGAAAGCCTACTATAGTATAAGGGGATGAAAAGCCGGAGGTTGGGCCGGAAAAGAACAGGGATGGTGGAACCCGCAACCCACAGAACCCACTACATTACACACCGCTATGACAGGGGGCGGGATATAAAACACGGGAATGTGATATATGTATAATCCATCCTAAAGGATGCCGTGACAACAGATGTAATGTACCAAGAAGTATCTTTCTGACAGGATATCACTATGCCCTGTCAAAAAGACACTTATGCCAAAATGGGAACCAAATAAAAGCTACACAGAAGACGCGGTAGATTGGGTCTGGACAGTTTTACGTGCCAACGCTGGGCCAATATCCTTTGAATATCTACTGAAGCGTTTCACAGGACGGAAGGACTTATACCGTAGGTCTGATCCAGAAGACAGATTGCACAGGATAATTGCACAATGGGATATGCACAAGGCGCAGGACGGGATGATTCGCAAACGAAAAAGCACAGGCGAGCACACAGGAGACAGCGAAACTTAGTCCAAAAGGATAACCCTTATAGGGGTTATAAGCTGAAATCAGCTACTGAATACAAACGCAACAAAAGGGTTGACACTGAACTAGACTAGCTGTATTGTTAACGCTCTATTATTTATAGGGCAAAGGCAATGATTGATAGACATATGGTGTTTACCGTACATGATGGGCACGTTTCATTTCAAGCTAACTGGTCACGGCATGGTACTGTGAATTTGTCTGGTAGTGAGCCACTGACATGGTATGGAGTCCATACTGGTGAACGTATCAGCGAGATATCAGCACAGGATATGATTGATCGCCTTATCAGTGTTTTTAAGCCTACTTCCTCAGAAATCATACTGGATAGTTGCTAATGTTAAAAATTAGCACTATGACGGGTAAACTGGTAAAAATACCCGCTATTAATACCAACACCTTAACTAACGAATTCTGTCAAAAAATGCACACAAGCAGCCCACAGTGTATCTGTACGGGTTGTTACAGTTGGGCAATGCTAGAGGGTAGTCGGAAAAATTGTGCACCGGCTTGGGAAAAGAATAGTATATTATTAAAGTCTAATATACTTAAAGAGATACCACAATTCAATACGTTATATTTTAGGTTTGACGGGCACGGGGAATTAATAAACGAAACACATTTTATTAATTACTTACTAATCACAGAACACAACCCGAAAACCACATTTTCACTGTTTACAAAACGCCACAAGCTAGTTAAGAAGGTACTGGAAACACGGAAAAAACCACAGAACCTTATATTAGTGTACTCTAATCCGTTAGTGGATAGGATCACGGACAAAATACCCTACTATTTTGATAAGGTATTTAATACCACTACAGAAAAAAGCACACGGGATAACTGCACGGGTAGAAAATGTATCGAGTGTTTAGCGTGTTATCAGTTTGACGGTAATTCTGTTTTGATTGAACAGAAAAAGAAGAGAGCATAAAAAAACCCCGCCGAAACGGGGTTAATTATTGGGATTACTTTAGTTTTTCAGATTTATATTCAACGTAAGTTATGTATTCTACGCCTTCCGTATCTGGCGCGTAATTGTTTATTTCATAACTAGTGTTCCATTTTCCCGGTACTTTGTACACTGAACATCCGGTTGGCACTAGCAGTCCAGACCTATCAGCTTTTTGGATTCTCTTTAATCCTCTAAACAGATGTGGGTCTGATACCCAATTACATGCTGACGTTAAAAACCAGTGAAATTCTGGTTTTGTCGGCCAGTCCGGATACAACGACGTGCTGATCTTATGCTTAGGTTGCATATTGTGTTACCTCTAAATTGTTAAAGAGCGATACAAAATGCGCGTTAGCGCATCCTTTATTATGACACAGGTCAAGACACAAGTCAATCGTAAATGCGACACACACAGGCCGATACGCGACACAGCACGACACAGAAGCACAGCGCAATATAATAATATAAGGGAATTCTAATATTCAGATCCAAAGTTTAGAAATTTCAAATATTATAATATTCCAGAATTAAAATATTATTAAATGCTAATATAGCCATTTTAGAATATAACCAAATTCTAATATAGATTTTAGATCCGGAGATCATAGTTTTATAATATAATAAAATACTTATATTCGAGCTGAAAAAAAGCGCCCCCCATGGGCAGGGGAGCGAATGGGCTAGCATCGGAGGAAGCCAGCTAGCGTGGCAGTTGTTGAATTTCAAGATTTTCGTCGTGTAAGACTTGAGCGAAAATCTCTGACCAGTTTGCAAGGTCAGTAGGATCGTGTCCTTCACAAAGTTTAAGCCAATTCTTCAACGTGGTAGGCGTCGAACTATCGCCTAAAAGAATAGCGCGATTAATGCCAAACAATAAATGCTCTTTTCTCATGTTACGCTGCCCTCAGTAAAGCCATGTTAAACGCTCTGTTTTTTAACTTCGCGCCATCACCAAAAAATGCGCGGTTAAATCTGTTGGCTTTACTTTTTCCGGTTTGCGTAGTCAGCATTTTATAATCAACATAATGTATAACCGCTTGCGTTGCGCCATGCAGGGTTCCGACTCTAGATTCAACCCTTGTATCAGATAACCAGCCACCCGGTGCATCGGTATATGAATCTACCAGAGCATTTATAACTTCTCGTCTGAATGCCTCTGGTTCCTTCGCATACTTTTTCGGTGTTGGTAGAGTTTCAGAAACCGCCCTAAAGAAATCAGCTACCTCATCAGCCGAAACTTTAGCATCGGCCAATGTTTCAATTTGTTCAAGTGTGTCGTTTTGAGCTTGTTCGATTTGTCTTAAATCACCTACTACCTTTTCCGGGTTGTATTTTTCCCTATGGGAAACCCTGAAAATATCATCGGCAGTATTAATCGAATAGTTCAATGTGTTAGAACAAACTGTCGCAACGTCAGAACATAACGCAAAAGACCGTTTAGTTTGGTCGTAACTGGTACCAATTAAAACATTACGTTTGAACTGTTCTCCTGCAATGTTTCTATCATTTTCAGTACTTGCCATAAACCAAACTTCTTTACCATTACGAATTGATCCTATGGTATTCATTCGGTAACCGCCCGAATGGCAAACCAACTGCATTGCTTCGCATAACTTACTAATTGTGTGAACATGATATTGGTCTGATGCGTCAGTAGTCAAATAGTCCAGTGTATCATCCCGGTAGATAACGAACCTGTCCGGTATGGTTACGTTTACGTACCCGCCTTGCGAGTAGTCTCCCATTTTTGTGGGGTCGCCATAGCGCCCAGTAAACTTAACTTTAGACTTTTTAACTTCCCAGTTCAATGCAGCCTCACGCCATTGTTCTGGTGTGTCATCAGGGTTTACTCTAATAGCTTCAAACCCTTCCTGCTCCCACCAAGGAGCGCGATTGTGCATTGACGTAGCCATGTGAACAACATTATTTGTAGTGTCAATTTCGTGCATTGTGTAACCTCGATTCGGGCAAAAGAAACCCAAAGTTAACCGTGCCCGTAAACGGATAACTTTATTTATTACCAGTAGCGGAACAAATGCTACTGCTAGACTCACTTACTAGGAACCCAGTAGTTACCCACTGCCCGTGCCGTCTAGTGTTAGCTTGAATAGTCTCTTATTTGCGTATTTTCAAAACCAGCAGACTGCAATACCAACATACCGATTATGACATCATCGGCGGGAAAGTAAAGACTAGTTTGTTGACCTATTAACATGCCACCTATCATATCTACATAGGGGATGCAAGCTATTTAATTTACATTGGTCTATTGACAAACTGAATTTGTTGAGTGTTGTATATAGTAAGATCACACAATCACGCTCACATAATTGTCCAAATGTCAACAACAATTACTTATAGTTTAGGCTAGAATCATAACTATCAGCATAATAGAATATAACTAAATGCTAATATGCCCAGTGTTACCATATTACTATATCAGAATATGCTAATGCAGGTATGTTACTATATTAGAAAATACTGATATACGCCCCCGCCCCCTTTTATTTTTTAAAAATATTCGAATATCCTCCACACTCACCAATGGGGGGTATAATCATCCATAACACTAACACATTGATAACAAAAGGAATAATAAGATGCCAATAGGACCAAGAGGAGAAAGACTGCCTTATAACGTACCGCCTAGCGGAGACTTAATGGCTGCACAGGAGTTTGAGGCGTCCAGAGGAGGAGACGTAGATTCCCTGATGTCTGAACTCATCCAGATCACGCAGAGGGCTGAACAGATCATCTCCCAATTAGAGTCTCAGGGTGTGAATCCAGAGCAGTTATTGGCTGGTGGTGGACCTGTAGGGGGTATGCCTCAAATGCCCGTAGCAGCCAATACAGGGCCTCCTATGGGGGGTCTTCCACCGGGACTCATTGCGTGAGGACTGAAAAACAGGAGGCTTTTATTGAGTCCTACTGCCAGACGGGGAACGCTACGAAAGCAGCGATACAGGCAGGGTATTCGCAAGCGACTTCAAAGCAGCAGGGCCATGTACTCAAGAACAAGTTTGCGAAAGAGATTGAACAGCGCATTAAGAAGATGGTACAGGACGCAGTTCCTGCTGCGGTGAGTCAGATCAGCATCTTAGCCCAGACTGCCACCAGTGAGCAGGTGAGGCTCAATGCAGCCAAGGACATTCTGGACAGGGCAGGACTTAAACCTGCTGACAGGATAGAGCAGAGAATCTCCCATGATGACAAGTCTATGGATGAGTTGAAGCGGGAACTTGAGGCACTTACTGGCACTACTGAGATTGAAGAAATACCAGAACTGGTGAACTGATGTGGCTGAGAGGAAGAAGAATCTATTTGATCCATTCTATCCCGGTGAGGATAGAGGATTAGTTGATACTACTTGGGGAGGAGGAGCGTTTAAGTTGAACGCCCCCAGTATAAGTGGGGTAGAGCCTTGGCACGTAGGGGCTGCTGCCTTACCCGGCCTTGTTGGTGTGGTCAAGCCAGCGATTCCAGCCGTTATCAGGGCAGCCCAGTTAGCCAACAGGGGACTAACCACGGCAGGTTCAAAGGTAGATGACATAATTAAAACAGCTACTGGCCCCCTTAAAGACCCCTCAAGAAGAAAAGCGTTGAAAGATATAACGGCTATAGCTGGAAAGGGTCTACTGGAGACTTCTCCTCTGTGGTCATTACCCCTCAAGGATGTTGCCATCCCTTCTAATACCTTTTCTTCTACCTCGCTAAATACTCTAAAGGCTAGTGCAGTACCTATGCTAAAAAAGGCTCTTCAATCTGCCTCAAAAGATAGCCGTGATTATCATTGGTCTGAACCCGGAGCAACTGAGGTCAGCATGGCGAAAACTGATGTAGAGCGCCGGGTTATAATGGACTCCAATAAAATAGGGAGGAGTTGGGAGGAGTTGTATGGTAGGGCTGTTACAAGGGGCCTACCTAACGAAGAAATGTACTACGATGAGACTGATGCGGAGATTTCACAAAAAGAATTGAGAACCCTTCAAATGCTGTGGCATGAACTAGCGGCGCGAGATGTTATACCAAGAGCCTTCACCGCATACGAGGAAGGAAAGCATCCCCCCCTTCTGGGATTGCCTGAAAAGGAAAGGACTGAGGAAGGGCCATTAGGTGGTAGGGAATTACAGGAGTTGAAGGCTCGTTCTTCAATTCGCTCAGATTGGATGCCTGAAGGTATCGATCAGAAAAAATACCCTAATTACGTAGGAACTACTGGGAAAGGTAGGGCTTACAGCGAAATCTACAGTGTTTTCCATCACGCAAATGATGTCGCTATAGCGTTGGAGTGGCATGGTAAGAGAAATCCTAAGCTACTATTAGAAGCTATAAATTCTGTACTAAAGAGCGGTGATTTGCGTTGGGGGTGGCCTACATCTTCATCTACAGGGCAAGATACAACATCGGTAGCTTTCCTTGAGAACTTACGGAAGGAGATAGTAGCAGAAAATAAGGGTATGTTATCCGATTTTATTGATTCTGGGTTGCTTGCAGCAGATTGGTACATAGGAAAATAACAATGCCTCACAAGAAAGATCATAAGATACGGGTAGAGGATTTATTCTGGCAATCCCCTATACCTCAACCGCGCCGTGAACTTACTGATGAAGAGTTTGAGGCTATCTTTAACCAAAGGGCCAGAGAGTACAGAGAAGGGCTTATAGACACTACAGAACCTAAAAAGGAGGAAGGTGGTTCCTTCCTTGACTGGCTGATTCCCAAGGCAGGAGCAGCAGGGCTTATGCCTCAAGAGCCAGCAAGCCTGTTCAACGTGGATGCACTCCAAGAAACAAGGGACAGGAAATTATCTCCCGTAGAGCAGTTGGCGGATACGGAGTTTCGTGTCCAACTGAATCCGCAGGGTATAGCCAAGTATTCCGATTTGTACAGGAATCCCAGCAAGTACACTGGGTTAGCTTATACCAATAGACCCACTTCTCAGCGTGGGTTTTACATGGATACGCCTACTGCAACTTCCGAAAACCTTTGGAAAGATAAGTCAGCGAATGAGATGTTCGAGCCGGGCCAAGTTTTTAGACATGGTAAGTCTTACCAGATAACCGGAAATTTAGGTTTGGAAGGGCAAGGCCCAGAAGACGTTCTGCACCATGAAGCAGCCCATGACGCAATGACGAAAGCGTCTAGTCTAGAGAGCAATAGGGCTGGGTTTTTAGATTTTGATATTTGGTTAGATTTGGCGGGATTAGAGCATGGTAGGCCAATGGGTATAGATGTGCAAGAAGCCCTTACAAGGTATCACGACATTAAATACCCTAAATCAGCGATGGCAGAAACAGATGCTAAACTATGGTTAAAAGCACATATTAAACATTCTAGGACTGAGGCTGATAAAGAAGGCAGTCATCCTTACTGGACTAGGTATTGGGAAATTCTGGTTAATGAACTTCCCAAATTCTATGACGCTCTTACAGAATCAGCTAAGAAAAGACACAAAGCACTTGGATACAAGTAATGCCCATCCAAGAGTGTACCCTAAAGAACGGGAACAAAGGATGGAAATACGGAAAATCCGGAAAATGTTATGCAAGTAGAAAGAGTGCAGAGAGGCAGCAAAAAGCAATTCATGCCTCCGGCTACAAAGGAAGAACTAGAAGAAGCAGTTGAAATAGCTAGGGAGATAAGACAGAGGGAACGATACAACAGGATCGACAACTATGATCCGTACCCCTATCAACTAGCTTTTCACGAAACAGGGTCTATGGCTAACCAGAGGCTCCTGATGGCTGCTAACCGCATAGGCAAGAGTTATTGCGGTAGCATGGAAATGTCCTACCACCTGACAGGGCTTTATCCAGACTGGTGGAGGGGCAGGAGATTCTACCAACCCATTGTAGGCTGGGCGGGTGGAGTCTCAAACGAGACAACTAGAGACATCGTTCAATTTGAATTACTGGGTTCCCCCGATGATCCAGAGGCTTTCGGGTCCGGTACTATACCGAAAAAGCATATAATAAAGACCGAAAGAAAGCCCGGCGTTCCCAACGCCAAAAGCGTAGCCTTAATCAGACACGTTTCCGGTGGGAACTCTTCTTTATTCTTCAAAGCCTACGAGATGGGCATAGAAAAGTGGCAAGGACGTAGTGTAGATTGCGTATGGTTGGACGAGGAACCATCAAGAGAACTTTATAGTCAAGCTGTAACTAGAACTCTGGACCGTAAAGGCATGGTTTACATGACATTTACGCCAGAAGCGGGTATGACAGAGACTGTTG